CCGCTAACGGCCTGCACGATGTGGCCGCATGGCGTGAGTTCATGAAACGGCATGACCTGAAGGGAGCCGAGCCAGGCACTGATTTCGACACCGCCCTGCGTGCCCGCAAACTGCTCGCCGAAGTGGAGGAACGGGAACTGAAGGTGGCCGTTCGCAAAGGGCTTTATGTGACTGTCGAAGAAGTGAGGAGCACGTGGACGACGCAGGTCGGGAGGGCCACCGCCTTGTTGCGCAACAAGTTCGAGTCAGAGTTGCCGCCGATCCTGTCTGGACATGATGCAACGGGCATTCAGGAAGAATGCCGTAAAGCCATTGATGAGGTGCTCACCATTCTCCATGAGGGCCGTGATTGATAACCTTGTGAGGTAGTGGGATTGCAAGAGACTTGGCGTGAAGCATAGAGGCCGTCCGTTTACGCTGAGCGGGACTCAGTTGACTTGGCGAGCGGGGCATGGCCTCGCATACCGCGAAACATTCAAAACCCCCTGCAAGGGATCGACGCGCCTACAATCGTCAATTCCGTGCCAAAAACAGGCAACGCCTGCTGGATTATTGGCGCGCCTACAGGAAAGCAAACAGGCTTCACCTCAACGCCCTGCATCGCGCTCACTACGATGAAGCAGCGCGAGCGAAAAAGCTCGAATACTACCACCGCAACAGAGAGCACATTCTCAATCAAAAGCGCGCGTACCACGACAAGAAGAGGCATCAGATCAACGAGTATCGAATTCGTAACGCCAAAAAGCTAAGGGCCGCCAATAGCCGCTGGCACCGTGAAAACAGGGATCGAATCAGAGAACGCAAACGGATCGAGAGCCGAAGGCGTCGTGAAAATTTAGCGGGGCGAATCGCCTGCAACATCAGGAGTAAAATGGGCAAGTGGATGAAACGAGGCGGCGTTAAACCCGCGAACAGTGAAGCTCTGCTGGGTTGCTCGTTCGAGGAATTTCGCTGCCATATCGAACGGCAATTCAAGCGGAGCATGACCTGGCAGAACTATGGGTGCGGGTGGCATATCGACCACATCATTCCGTGCAGCGCGTTCGATCTCACTCGCCCGGCGCACGTTAGGCAGTGTTTTCATTTCACGAATCTAAGACCCCTATGGGCACGGGCCAATCTACGCAAAGGGGCCAAGATCACTGACCCACAGTTCAAACTTCTGCTGTGAGTTCGACCACACTGCAACAAATCTGGTGCGCTGCATGGCGTCCACCTGACCGCCGTCCACCATGGGCATGGGCGGAGGAGCATATTCATTCGATCCCCTACTCACCGGTGCCGGGAAGGTTTCGTGCGGACAACTCGCCATGGATCAAGGAACCCCTCGAGGCACTGGTCGATCCACGCGTTCGAATCGTCTCCATCATCGCCTCGATCCAGTCCTCAAAAACTACGGTAGGCGAAATTGGCCTCTGCTACATCATCGCCAATTTACCCGGTCCCACGCTCTGGCTCGATCAAACCGACGATGACGCACGCGATCAGGCGGAGAGTAGGCTGGGTCCCATCTTCGACGAATGCCCTGCGGTGACCGCCCTCTATCCACGCGACCGGCACAAGATCAAAACAGCCACTAAACACTTCAGCTCCGGCATGACGCTGTGGGTGCTCGGTGGAAACAATAAGACCAATCTTCAGCGCCGCTCAATCCGCTGGCTCATTTTCGATGAATGCTGGAGGGCCGCGCCGGGCCACATGGCGGAGGCGGAAGCCCGTGTCACCGCCTTCGGCTGGCTGGGCAAGTGCCTCTTCATGTCCCAGGGCGGTGAGGAGAACGACGACACACACCGCAAGTTTGAAACCACTGACATGCGCGAGTGGACCTTTGCGTGTCCGCACTGTGACCTCCGCCAGCCTTTCAAATGGGAGAACGTGGAATGGAGCAAGGACGCCCGCGATGATGATGGCGAATGGAACTTTGCCCGCGTGCGCGAGACCGCCTCGCTGACTTGTGAAGGCTGCGGTCATGCGTTCGATGACAGCGACCGCACGCGACGTGTGCTCAGCACCACGGGTCGTTATGTGCGCACCAATCTGAACGCGTCACCGGAGAACGTCGGGTTTCATTGGAACGCCCTCTGCGCGATGAGCTGGGGCAGGCTTGCTGAGTTGTATCTGCGTGCCAAGGCGGCTGCGAAGCAAGGCGATCTGGAACCGTTGCGGCAGTTCTATCAAAAGCGCCTCGCGCTGCCATGGCGCGACTACTTGGAGGATTTCAAATTGGAGATTACTCCCAGCGGCTATCGGCTCGGTGAAACCTGGGACGATGAAGCGGCAGTGAACCGGCAGGGCAAGTTCCTCACGCCGCCCTTCGATCCGGCGCTGGCTGCGGCACCACTTCGGTTCATGACGGTGGACTGCCAGATGGATCACTTCTTCGTGATCGTGCGTGGCTGGTCGTTGGAGGGTTCTTCGCGTTTGGTGTGGCGCGAACGCGTGCCCACCTGGGACGAAGTGCTCAGCTTGCAGGAGCGGTTCACCATTCACTCCAACCTGGTATTCGTCGATGCCGGCCACGCCACCTATGACGTGTATCGCGAATGCGCCAAGCACGGCTGGGTGGCTCTCATGGGCGACCGCCGTGCCACCTACGTTCACCGCACCAAGGACGGCCGGAGCGTGCATCGGTTCTACTCCCCTCGCCGCAAGGTGGTGCTCGGACGCGGCCAGACCTGCTCGGTGTTCTACTGGTCGAATCTCAACATCAAAGACATGCTTGCGCGACTGCGCCGCAATCAGGACCCGGAGCGTGGCCCCACCTGGGAAATCGCCGAGGATGCTGGAGACGACTATCTCACGCAGATGGAGAGCGAGCAGCGTGTGCGCAAAGGCGGCAAGTGGTTGTGGGAACGCATCGGCAAGCGGCCCAATCATTACTGGGATTGTGAAGCCATGCAGGTGGCCGCAGCGGTGATGCTCAAACTGGTGGGACAGGAGTCGGTGAAGGTGGATGCAGAGATCAAAGCAGAGGACGACGAACCCACCGCAGATTGACACGCCCCACGGGGCATGAACCCCACTCAAACTCTTCAGGGCAAGCTCACTTATGCGGGCATCGTCATTTCTGCTGTCGGTGCTCTTGGCCGTCTCTTCGGCCTGCATCTCCCCACGGACGAAGCTCAGGGCATGGTGGCGATTGCCGCCGCCAACTGGGACACCATTGCCGAGTTCGGTGGTCTCGCCACCGCCGCCTATGGTCGTCTGCGCATCAACTGGAGGAAGAAATGACCTCCGACGCTCTTGCAACGGCGGTCATGCGACAGGCGAGCCGGTTCATTGGCCTGCGCGAAGTAAAACCCAACGCCGACTGGGACAACCCAAGCACGGCTGGACCTGATCGCGCCCTGGTCGATGAACTGCGCTCGCTCATGCGCTCAGCTCCATGGGAACCAGGCTGGGCGTACTGCGCCGCGTTTTGCGAAGGCATGGTGATTGCCGCGCTGCGTTCTCTGTCTGCCACACCGGAGCAGATCAAACGCTGGCAGGCAACGATGACGCCTCACTGCGTCACCAGCGCGGGCAACTTCGGCAAGCTGGGCCTGCTTTCACCAACCGCTGCTCCTGGTGCCATCTGGCTGGCACGCCATGGCAGCACTAGCAACGGTCATGCGGGCATCGTGACAGCCCTGCGCGGCGTCACCATGTCCACCATCGAGGGCAACACATCACTCGATCCAAGCACCGATGCCAAAGAACGCGAAGGCGACTGGATCACCGCACGCATTCGTCCGCTGAAGGGGAGCGGCAGCCTTGTCACCCTTGGGTTCATCACACCAGCCTCCATCCTCAAGCTCATCAACCCGTGACTCAGCCACGTTATGATTCCACCATCAGCCTCGGGCATGTCGTGCAGATCCTCTCGCTTGTCATCGCTGGTGCCACTGCTTGGGGTGTTCACACCAGCACGCTTCGCCACTTGGAACTGTTGCGCAACGAGGACCGGCAGCGACTTGAATCCCACGACGTGAAGATCCAACTCCTGGAGCGCAGCACGGATGTCGTGAAGACAGACGTGAACTACATCAGGCTCACCGTGGATGAGATCAAACGTGACCTGAAGGAACCTGCGGCTCGTTGACAGCTAACGCCCAAGCATGGCGCAAGGTTTGTTCACCGTCGGCTTCACCGTCGCAGAAGTTCTCAACATCCAGGCGAAAGCCAAGCAGATGCTTTTGGAGGGCAAGACCCTCATGAGCTGGGGCGACAGCGGCTCCAATGCTTCCAAGCAGTTCCCGATGACCGTGAGGGAGACG